ATGCTCACCGTTAAGCAGATTGAAGCAGCAAAGCCGAAAGAAAAACCATACCGCCTTCTCGATGGTAATGGCCTGTACCTTTATGTCCCTGTATCCGGGAAAAAGGTATGGCAGCTTCGCTACAAGATTGACGGTAAGGAGAAAATCCTGACCGTAGGAAAATATCCGCTAATGACTTTGCAGGAGGCAAGGGATAAGGCATGGACTGCGAGGAAAGACATCTCGGTTGGCATCGATCCGGTAAAGGCGAAAAAAGCTTCGTCTAACAACAATTCATTTAGTGCGATTTACAAGGAATGGTACGAGCACAAGAAGCAAGTCTGGTCTGTAGGGTATGCGACTGAACTTGCAAAAATGTTTGATGACGACATTTTACCTATCATCGGCGGCCTTGAAATTCAGGATATTGAGCCGATGCAACTGCTGGAAGTAATCCGCAGATTTGAAGATCGCGGTGCAATGGAGCGAGCCAACAAAGCCCGCAGAAGATGCGGCGAGGTTTTTCGTTACGCTATTGTCACCGGAAGGGCTAAATATAACCCGGCACCTGACCTTGCAGACGCCATGAAAGGATACCGCAAGAAGAACTTCCCGTTCCTTCCAGCAGACCAGATGCCTGCATTCAACAAAGCACTGGCAACATTTTCAGGAAGTATCGTATCGCTCATTGCGACCAAAGTTTTACGCTACACAGCCCTAAGAACAAAAGAGCTTCGTTCCATGCTATGGAAGAACGTCGATTTTGAAAACAGGATTATCACCATCGACGCCAGTGTGATGAAGGGCCGAAAGATTCATGTGGTCCCGATGTCAGACCAGGTGGTTGAACTTCTCACTACGCTAAGCTCAATCACCAAACCAGTATCAGAGTTTGTTTTTGCCGGGCGCAACGATAAGAAGAAGCCAATCTGCGAGAACGCGGTGCTACTTGTGATCAAACAAATCGGCTATGAAGGTCTGGAAAGCGGTCACGGATTCAGGCATGAATTCAGCACGATTATGAACGAGCACGAATGGCCTGCTGACGCTATTGAAGTGCAACTGGCACATGCCAACGGCGGATCTGTGCGTGGAATTTACAACCATGCTCAGTATCTCGATAAGCGCAGAGAAATGATGCAGTGGTGGGCAGATTGGCTTGATGAAAAGGTGGAGTGATCCGCCTTAACCACTACCAAAGAGCACAAAGCCTAGCAATCCAGTGAAAAGCTTTGTGTGCATCAATTTTGCCTTGCATGATATAATCATCATCAAACTCACTAGAGATATTATCTTTGATAATACAAACTATCACTAAGAATGCCGCCAGATACGCATCAGAGATTTGTTATCTGACAGCATCTCCATCTTTTCATTTTCATATTATCAGGATTCTTTGATGGTATGAACCATGGCGCTTAATCATAAAGTTTCTCTGTAAGTGCAAACGTTATACTCTACCATTCATTTTTCTTTTGATGCAGTATGTTTAAACATGATGGTCGATCAAGTTTCGCAGTAATGATAAACTACATGACTTTTAAAATTGACTGTTTTATACAATTTTTAACATTAAGGATTATCATATAATGAGTAACGTAGCAGGACGTATTTACGATATAGATCTTGCAAGAACAGTGTCTTGCTTCCTTGTAGTAATGACGCACGTTACCGCATACTGGAATTATAAATTCCAACCAGTATGGGAAGTAGTTAACTTTTATAACTCTTTATCAAGATGCGCAGTTCCTATTTTCATTATGATATCAGGCATCCTTTTGCTAAAGGAGAATATTAAACCATTTAAGTTTTACAAGAAAAAATTACCAAAAGCCACAGCGGTATTATTTGCATGGTCTGCTTTTTACTATATCGCATATAATAATGACCCTACATTTACAGGATTTATTAGCAAAGTATTTAATGGGCAAGCCATGTACCACCTTTGGTATTTGTACTTCCTACTAGGAATGTATGCAATAACCCCTGTAATATCTTTCACATACTATAGTATGAGTGAGAAACAGAAAATATTACTATTAATTTCATTGGCATTACTCTTTCAATTAAATGTATTTAAATCACTAACAGGTATTAATTTACAATCTAAGTTCAATCTAGACTCAATGACAACACTTAGTTGGTATATGTTTATTGGAAAGTATATCTATGATATAAAAGATAAATTTAACAACAGATTTTTATTATTATCGGTATTCATGCTGGCAATTATATTCACAGCATTAATGAATAGTTTTTATTCACATTTTATAGGAAAACCTAGCCAAGCATTTCTAGATAACTATGCATTAAATACATTAATTGCTGCATGTTCACTGCTACTTTTATGTACAAAAATTAATTCCATTTATTTAAACAAAATATCTCACAATATAAGCAAATATACATTTGCTATTTATTGCATTCACCCAGCATTATTAATCCCATTAAAACAGCATGTATGGCAACTAAGTTGGACAAATTCCATGACTTACTTCTTACCAATGGTGTGTATTTTTATGTTTATTGCCTCTTTATGTGTTTCGTATATTTTGAAAAGAATCCCTTTAGTACGATACTTCTGTTAAAAGACTTTCGCCCTCTTAAGAGGGCGAAAGTCTTTTTACAATCGACGAATTCTCCATTTAGGTGTTGTTGTAGATAAACCATTTAACGTGAATACTCCATTCATAACATATGTAGTAGTTCCAAGCCTGGTGCTATTAGAAACGCTATGAGAAATAGTGTATTCGTAAGCATCAGTTGTGCTGTCATAACCATTTGATGTGATACTAAACGCCATATCAGAAAGCAATGTTGCGTTATCTTTTGATGAAGAGTGTAATTTTGCTACGTATGTCCCAGTTCCTGGAGTTGAAGTTTCTGGCAATGTTATCGCTAACATATATTCCTCAACTCCCTGAATATATGTTTCACTTGTGCTTTTTGTTAATGCTTTTATATTTAGAAGCATTTGTCTCGGATTTGATCCGGTTGGAATGTAAATCTTGAATATATCAACTGGTGAGGTCGATTGGTGTGTCTTGTAATTTACGTAATGAGGTATCACTGAATTCCAATCCCTTATATCCATTGGTCTTGGAGACATCATCACCGAAGCACTGTGCATAGCTGAGCCGTCGTAATCGCCAGACTGACTGTAATTAGGGGCGTCAGAGAATGCGCCTAAGTAAAGATAGTTAGTCATCCAAACTTTGGTATTATTAGACTGTAAAGATACGTCAGGGCTATTGGACCAACCGCCGTTTAAATTGATAGTGATGTTCTTACCAAGTGAGCTAGCTGTGTTTCCTAAACGGAACATGCAATCGTTACAGGTTATTACCTGATTTACAGTCTGCCCCTCTACCAAATATGGGTAAGACGAGGATTCTACATCCCCCTCGATATAACAAGAGTTGAGGGTAAACGTGTTTACTGATTCTGCAGTAGCAAAGTATATGCGTGACTGACCTTTAGTTTCGAACGAGCACTCATTCCATGTAAGAGTTTGAGTTTTGCAATGTACGGTCACTGAATGTGCTTGCTGCCCTGTCATCCATATATTTGAGAAGTTAACGTTGTTGACTTCCTTTGTTGGCTGATTGTAGCCAATTCGGATATGTGATCCTGTTAGCACCACAGATGAGCCACTACGACGGAAACGGATATTTTGGTACACAGAGTACCAACATTTATCAATATCCATACCGTAGTGGAAGTCTTCAAGTATTGCGTCTACAACACCGCCATTATCCGAGTTATACGCGCTAGAAATCCCCTTAAGGTTAGCATTACTTGCATTCCCTTTTAAGCGTAGTGTTTCTAGTCGCGCTCCAAATCCTACCAGGGTTACTAAATATCCTGAGTTGGCATTATTCGAGGCGTCGATTATTGTGAATAAATCTTCCCCGCAAATAGTGGTCCCACTCGGCAGAGTGATACCCGCCCCATTGTAGATATATGTACCATGCGGTAAGTACAGTCTACGGAAGTTAGTGACTAAACTAGTTCCTGTTAATGCTGCACACGCGGCGTCGATGGCATTGGTGTCATCTGTTACACCGTCCCCTTTTGCACCCCAATCCTTGACATTTATATAATCTGCGTTGAAATCATGTTGCGTTCTTTGCATCACCAGAGGGAATGGCTGCTTTACAGCAACAAGGTTGTCACCGAGATTATTTGATCCGCTGGATAAATCATTCCGTAACTGATCAGGGTCATACTTCAGCACATTTGGAAAATAAAACTGCTGCGCACCGTACGCATCGTACACAGCCATAGAATGGCCTTGCACAGTTACGAATTTGGCAATCTGTCCGTTATATACAGGATATCCAGCAGAGTTAATGATGATTGGCTGTGCAACAGGAACGTGAGAACCGTCTTCGTTCTCCACATAAACCTGAATCTGGTTTTCAGGATTTACAGGGTCCGTGTCAATTTTACCGATATAAATTTTGCCATTGGCTACGGCTTTAAAAGAACGAGCCATAGTGAAGAGTTGCGAAGGCATGCTTACCACAACATTTGCGGTGATATCTGACATTTCATTGCTCCAGACGAATGATATGATGCAACCATGATGTGATTGCATACCGAAATGGTACTATTGAGTATTTATCCAGTAGGTTACGATGCCATTCCACCCAACTGGTGAGGCATCAAGGATGTACAGCAAATACGACGAGGCGCAGTTTCACTTGAGACTTCCGCATGAACTCCACGCGAAAATTAAACAGCGTGCGAAGATGAATAACAGGTCTCTGAACTCAGAGATAATTGCAGCGATTGAAGAATCATTGGCTAAACAAAGCTCTGCATCAGTTTACATTGACGATGCAGAGCGTATGGCAGAACAACAATCTGATATGGTTAAGAAAATTGTCTTTGATACGCTCAAAGAGCTATATAAAAAAGACAGCAGCTAACTATCAGTTACGGAGGATTTATGCAAAGAGACATGCTGAATATTGCGTTCTACATATTTGGTTTTTGCACGTTCCTGGTGTTTGCGAAGCTATTCTGACAACGCATCAGACTTGGCACCTTGAGTCAGGGCGTTAATGGCCTTTTGCGCCTGCTGCATGGCTTTCTCAAACGCTGTTGATCCGCGTGGGGTGTTTGCCATTCGGAGCATTGCATTTCTGAATGGCTCGCTCTCATAGGCGCGAGTAAGAAGTCCGTAGCTTACCGCTGCGCCAGTTGTCGCCGGGTTCATTGCCGTCCCATACCCGATAATGAACGGGATGGTTTGCTGCCCTGTTGGTGTTGTTACTGCCGCTTTTGCAGCCTGCTGCGTGGATTGCAGGTAGTTTTTCAATCCTTTCAGATAAGCGGCTTCCTGACCTTTAAATGTGATGCCAGTCTGGTTTTGCAGGATGTTAAGCTGCCGAAGGAACTGGTCAGGGGAACCACCTGATTTCTCCATCGCCTTTCCAATGATGCCATTGCGCATTTGCGCCCTGCCAACACGACCAACTGAGTTATACAGAGTCTTAATTTCCGATTTGTTCTTGCTGAATAGCATGTTGTTGACAACTTCCGGCGTCAGATCGCCTTTCATGAGAACATTCTTCAGCCTGGTATTCTTTAGTTTCGCAGCTTCGTCAGCATAGACGGCATTGGCCTGCTGATATTTACGGAGAGTATCGTTGCCAAGATTCTGACCAATGGCACCATTGATATCGTCAGTCATTGCCTTGTAAACGCGCTGAATGGCAGCATCTGAACGGTTTGGTAACACTGGTCGCTCACCCTTCACGTCCATTCTGAACTGGCTGCGCAGGTCGCTTAATTGCTTCAAATCCAGATTTACCGGACCATCAGGGCCAGCATTGCGAACAAGCTCATCACGATATGACTGAAGTTTTGAAATTGTCTCGTTATCAGCTACCTTACCAAGCTTCTGCAGATTAGATATCTCAGTATCAATCTGCTGAATTGCTCGCGCAGGCTGGATATTGACTCCCGCCATAGCATTCTGAACCTGCTCCAGTCGATTACCGGCGGCACGACGAATTCCTGATGTTTTCGCTTTAAGGCTGTCAATAATAACCGCTGGATCATACTCACCGAATTTATCGGCAAATCTCTGCACCAACTGGCTTCTCGCTTCCTGTTGCGTTGCTCTCATTCCGCTTGTGCCAGCCAGAGGGATATTTTCTGCTGTAGTCTGCGCCATTTTTCCGACGCGGGAAGTGGGTTGTAACAGGTCTGTGGTGTGCAGAGGAACTCCTTCACGCTCTGCAAATCTGATAGCCTGCTGCGCTTCTGGCGTGATAGCACCACGAACGCCACGATAAGCAGCACCTAATCCACGTCCAGCAGCGTTAATAGCACCGCCAGCAAGTACACCAACGCCTAAATCGGTGGCGAGTGCTTCCGCATCATCTTTCGCACTATTTGCAGCAAGTGATCCAACTGCGTTTTCAGCGAGAAGGCGAGTTGCCCCCTGAGCAATTCGACCAGCAAGTGTTGGTGCCTGTGCTGCCGCTCTCTCAACGCCAGCAGGAGTGAGGTAAGGCAATGCTTCAGCAAATACCCTTCCCTCTGTCGTTTGTGGAGTCAGCGCACCTTGCTGAAGGCCAAAGTCCTGCTCCAATCCCTGCGTTGTTACTCGTGGCGCTGGTTGGTATGTTCCATCGCCAATACCGAGTTTACCGCCGGCCCATGCCGCCGCACTTGTTACAGCATCGGCAACTGATGCAGGTATGTTTGCCACGTTCACGCCAGCCTGCACCAGTCCGCGACCAGTCTCTCTTACTGCTTCGCCAAGATCAGACATAAATCCACTTTGCTGTGGTTGTTGCTGTGCTAATGGTTGTTGTGTCTCCACTGGCTGCACAGATGGCAATGGATAGGCAGCATAGAAAGCTTGCTTAGCCTGCTCTGCATTTTCTCCGGCTTGCGGGGCCACGACTTCATTGAAGTATTGCTCCTGAGCCTGCGCTTTTTGTTCTGGTGCTAACGCCTGATACTGTGGAGAGGCGATAACATCTTTCCATGCTTTAGCCATTAATCACCCCATAGTGAAGAAAAGTTACTGCTGGCTGCTGGCTGTGATACCTGTGCAGGTTGAGATTGCTTCCGCTGAGATTTACCAACATTAACGTTATATTGTTGGTTGTAATTGTTGGTGTATTCCTGAATTTCACGAATCGACTGCTGCATAGCCTCCGGGCTTGAATAGTCAACCTGCGGCATCCCCTGAAAATACATCTTCGCTTCTGCAACGGTGTTAATACCACTGGCCCCCATGTCCCTTGCTGCCGCCACACCCTGATTCTGCATTCTGCCCTGAATGCGTTGTGCTGAGTTATATAACTGGCGCTGCTCTTTTCCTGTTAATCGGCTGCGAACATCAGCACCAATTGCCGGGTTACCTGCGCCGCCGGTCATTCCTGTCATGAAATCGAGAGCAGAAGCGTCTGCATTTGCGATCGCGTCGATATCCTTCTTCATGGCATAGTTTTGTGCTGATGCAGACGATGTTGCAGGCGCTGCGATTGAACTGGCAGGAACGCGAACCATATTCCCCTCGTTGTCGATACCTTCGTAGAACGCATTAGCCCCAGCGCCATGAAGCTTCCCGCCTACCGTTACAGTTCTGCCATCTGATAACTGAACTGTACGCTCATCATTCCCAGCGATTCCTCTTGTTGACGCTCGCTGCATTGCCAAATCCTGACCTCGTCGCGCAGTAGAAGCAGATAAGTCCTGACCGCGCATCGTGATGTTCTGGCCTCGTGCTGTTAGCGCCTCGCCAGCCTGATTGCTGCGGATTGTCTCTGCAAGTTTTCCGCGATCAATCTCACGACCAGCCATCTTGTCCTGAACATTGAAGTAATCAATCGGACCAAGCGCGGCCATTCCAAGGTGATCAACAAACTCACCAAATCCTGAAGGATTCTGCTGATACATCTGAGCAACGTTATTAGGGTCAACACCGACGCGAGTCAGTTCCTTGGCGTTGTTTTGCAGCCATGATTGCATTGCTTCTGGAGACGAGGCCGCAAGGCGTGCGCCAGCCGCTAAGGTGCCGATAGAATTACGCTGCTCTTCATCAATGAATCCCATGCCTTTACGAACGGATTCAATCTGGTCTGGATATTGAGTAGCCAACTGACGCAAAGCACCGCGATCACCAGACGCATAAGCATTAGCGTATGCCTGCTGAAATTCTTTCTGCCGCTGAGCCTGCTTTTCCTGCTGAAACACCCCCGCAATACCTGAAAGGCCTTGCAAAGCAGTCAGCCCAACATTGTTAGCGCCTGAACGCTCAATATCATTGTTCTGCCTGATAAGCTGAAGCGTATTGCCGATGTCATTTACGCTCGGAGCGTTTGAGTTGACGCCGCCGATACCAGCCAACAATCCGCCGTTTGTTCCTTGCCAAGTAGCCATGATTACCCCTTAAAACAACGAGCCAAGCAATCCGATACCAGCACCAATGCCAGCGCCCCAAGGCGTTGATGTTCCCAAAAGACTGGCAAGACCTGCACCGGCAATCGCACCAGACGTGCCACCGCTAATTGCAGTCTGAAGACTTGATGGTTTATTGGCATTAGCAGCGGCAAGTGCTGCACTTTGCTGTGCAATGCTGCTCATGTTGTTGGCGTATGTCTGCCCAGCGTTTGCCTGACCTTGCAGCGCACCAAGCCCAACGTTTGCCAGATTGTTGTAATTGCTCATCTGGTTTGATAACCACGACTGACCGAGAGTCGGAGCAATCGTAGCCAGTTGATTGCTTGTGGCTGTCGAACCAAGTCCGCCAGTCGCCTCCGCAGCAGCAAGACTCTGGTAACGAGCCTGACCTGCAAGGTCTTTATACTGCTGAGAGTTGTAATACTGATTAAGTGCCTGCCCCTGACCTTCTAGACTGGAAAGGTTCTGAAGCTGGTTAACATACTGCTCCGCAAGAGGCGTGAACGGAGCAAGGTTTTTCATGATCGTCTGCCACTGCTGATTTTGCAGGTCTGCGGCATACTTCTGAGCTTCTGCTGCATACTTTGCGCTTTTATCAGAACTGCCACCTTTCCCGCCTTTTTCAGGGCAATAAGGTTCCTCGCCGCGCAGTTTTCTGCCCAGCTTAAATGCATATAACATGGCTATCTCCCGTGATTCAGGAAGTCGATTAGTTCTTCGCGTGTGGCGCTGTAAAAAGTCACGTCATCCACGCCTTTAAAGTATTTCTTGATGGTTCCGACACGCTTAAGGCCAATCATTGCGCAGTAAATCTGCCCGTGGCGGAATTTGCGTGCGGCGAACGATGTGACGCACTGAACGGTGGTGTTAGTCAGAATGTATCGCCAGAACGCCAGCCCGATTTCCTTGCTGAATCCACGAACCTCTGGCAGGTACATGGCGTGGCAATCGAATGTCAGCGGCTGAATCTCCTGATAGTAAACAATGCCGCCAAACTGACCGTACACGTTAACCTCAAAGTAACGGCATTCAGGCTTGTAGTCGTATCCATCACCGTTGTTGCTTCCGGCAATAATGTCAGGGTGATTTCCGACTGCTTCGATCAGGTCGATGTTTCGCGTTGGTTTGAACTGAATCATCACTGCTCCGCGATTATCTTGATGGTTGTGGCAGTAAACGCCGCACCATTCGACTGAATGGTTAACGTGCTGCCATTTGTGGCAAGAAAGCCGTCTTTATCCACGCTGAAGAACGTAGCTAACAGGATGTTGTCGGTTGTTGTCGCCGCATTACGACTGCTGACCAACGTGTCAGGAACAGAGCCGGAAAATGTTAGCTGCATTGACCTGTTGGTGGTTCCGCTGGGCCACGTCCCGACAATAGACAGCTTGAAGAACAAGGTTTTGTTCTCGTTGAACACAACCATCTTGTTGTTAACGGTGTCGAAGAATGGTGCCAACGTGCCGGATGACGGCGTGAGCGTTTTCAGCAGGCTAACAAGGTTGGTCGGCGCTGTCGGGATGGTTACAGATACGCCAGAGTAAACAACCTCTGACTTCTTGCGAGTAGTGGCATACTCCAGAGCATCAATGCGCGTTTCATGGTCTGAAACCTGCGATTCCAGCGACTGAACTCTGGTATCAAGCGACGCAATATCGCTTTCATTCTGAGCGATTCGCGTTTCATGTTCCTGAAGAGTTGATTCTGCCTGGCTGATTCGCTCCTCATGATTAACAAGCGTTGCTTCCGCAGCAGAAATTCGCTGCTCATGGTCAGCGAGAATCACATCCTGCTCATCGTTCCTGACCTGTGCATCATAAGCGCCCTGTCCAGCCTCGTTGGCCTTGTTAGCCACGTTACCAACATCAGTGCCCTGTGCGATAACGTAAAGCAGATACGACTGCGAGAAGATATTGCGTGGAAGGACTGATGTGTCGAGCCGTGTAGCCTGAATGATTACCGGCACATTGAGATTCGAATCCGCCATTACTCGATCCTTATCTGGCAGCCAGACAGAGTGACAGGTGACTTCGTGATAACGCGCAATTTGAAGCCGACATTTTTCCTGATGCGCCCGACTCGCTTCCACAAAACACGTTTGTCATAAACGAACGGTTCATTCTGCTCAATCATCTGCTCACGCCCGTAATTGATGCCGTCAGTGGTTGCAGAGAGGAACAGGCGGTCGGCGTACTGAGCTACGCCAGTGGATGATTCCACCTCAAGGTCGAACACTCTGGCGTTATCCGCTTTGAACAGAGGAGTAAACAGCAGATGTTCCTGTTGCTTGTCGTACTGGCTGCTGATGTCGAATTGCAATTTCCCGGTCACGGACTCCAGTTTATCGCCGCACGTTATCTGATTGCCTTCGTAAATGAAGTCGATAGCTCGGTACACATCGTCATACAGTCCTGTTTTCAGCACACACCATTGCGGACCATTGGCGCTTGAAGATGCGTCGTAAACAAGAACATGGCGCGGCAGGTGAATAATCAGCAACTCATGAGCATCAAACCGCAACGATTCCATCACGCCATCAGCCAGTTCATCAGCAGTGTAGGAGCGTAGTATTTTCTCAATGCTCGCGCTGGCGATTGGTGATACCTGACCGGAGACGATGATATATACAGACGGCGCACCTGTTGCCGGATTGCTGATGAACGCATAAGAATCAGCGAATGGCGTTTTGCAGTAAGTCCCGGCAATGCCTTTCTGCACCATCAGCGATGGCTGTGCGACATACAGAGCAGCCCCAACAGTGGTTGCACCAGTCAGGGAGAAATATTCAATCGTCGACGAACCAAAGCAGACTATGAAGTCTCGCCATGTGCCGATGCCGATGATGCCGTCCGGCTGCGATTCTGCGCGATATTGTGCGCTGTAACGGTCAGGATGCGATTCGTCTTCAAGGTCAGTGATAAACCATGAATCAGTGCCGTCTTTTGACCACGCATAACGCCCACGTAAGCGTGTAATGTCGCGGACTGAGCCTAACTCATACTGCGTGAATCCGCTGTCTGTAGGCCAGTTTGAGACGGTTTTAACCGTGCCATCATAGCGATACTCGACCAGTTGACCATTAACGCCTACAGCCTGAGATGTCCGACCATGCGCCATTGATACACGACCACTTCCGGCAACATCACCGACTTCACTTTCGCCCTTATACAGCTTGCCACCACACACGCGATAAACAGCACTCTGCGCCATGTTGTACTCGACGCCGCGCGATACGCCGTTCACATCAGAATGTTTGGCAATGCCCGGGAATGAGCGAAGATATCCGCTGCTGTTAAGGATTTCTTTTGGTGTAGCCAACATATTCACTGGCAGATAGTCGATATAGTCAGCGTTTCGAAAGTCTTTGCCGACACCTTTCATAAGCGGAAGTTGCTGAATCGGCATTTATTCGCTCCCGTTATCGCAAGGTTCCTTTCGGTGGAAGTAATTCCAACCGTTCCACTTCGCCAACTGGTTACCACTACCAACAGGCATACGGTTTGGATAACCGGACTTACATTTAGCGGCTTTTGCTCTGTCCATTGCAGACAGTTTGACGAGTCGCTCTTTCCCGTATCTGGCAGTGGTTATAAGTTTTGCAGACGCTTCCAGCGCATAATCTGGAGCAATTCGGCAGGCAAGGTTGAAAATGACGGCATTGATAGCGTTATTTGATAAACCGTGCTCATCGCCCGGATCCGGAGCAACATCTGCATCAGCAAAAATGTAGCCAACGTTGATACCAGGTGACGCATCACCGCCAAGCCATTCAGCCATCATCATTTCAAGGTCGTTGACGCCGTCTTCCATAGACTGCGGTTCGACATCGGTTAACGTGGCATTTGATGCCACACCGAGCTTACGTAATGCCGCAAGAACTAAATCACCCTTCGTTGTCAGGTTCATCTGCTGCCGCCTTAGGTTTTCGACCAGGCTTTTTACGCTGTTTTTCTTCTGGCTCTGGCTCTGGCTCTGGCTCTGGCTCTGCAACATCCTTCAGAAGGTCATCGGGATGTGCAAACCAGCCAGCATCCAGATATTCCTGAAGCTCTTCGGCTTTCACGATTTCAAAGTCGTATCCAACGCCTTTCCATTTCTTCATGTCGCCATGACGAAAGATCATGTGTGTCATGCTTGTCTCCAGATAAAAAGGGAGCCGAAGCTCCCTCTGGTTATCACGCAGTCTGGTTAGGCAGACCAACACCAATTGCCTCTGGTCGTACAGCACATGCTGAATACCACACAGCAATACGGCACTTACCAGACAGAGTATTTATATCACCCTGCGTTGCGAAGATGCCGTTAACACCAATACCAGGAATGCTGAAGGAAGACGTTTTCATGCCAGCAAACAGTTCATGGGTTACCGGGATCGGCTGAGACAGCAGGCGGATTGAGTCATCAGCCCAGAACACGTTAGCGGTGGTTGTTGCCACGTTCAGAACGTTTACCGGAGTGGTATCAGCAAGAGAGGTGTTTACGTTAGCGTAAGCCTTCTCTTCTTTTGTCAGTGACGCGTCATCCAGTGCAATCGGCTTCGGCGTGATTTCGATGTGAGTACCATCGATCACACGGGTGATTGAGAAAGTAGCATCATCAGTCAGCACGTTCTTCGCCATCTGAGACAGGAATTTCACACCAGTGAAGCTGATTTTGTCGCCGCGCTTAAACCCGGTGGTGGAGGATACGGTCACCGTTGCAACACGGTTGTCGACGTTCTCTTTGTTACCATCGGTATCAAGAGTGTATGCCTGCGGCTTAAACTTCTGCGCACCAGAAACAGTTACACCAGTAGCGGTTGACTTGGTAACTGCCGGAAGTTTCGGTGAGCGAAGAATTTCATCAAAGCCAGCAATCTGACGCTGAATAGTACCGTTGCGATACGCTTCTTCAGGAACGCGACCGAAGATATCACCATCTACCAGGTTGCGGCCTGCTTTGCGGTAATCGTCAGGGTTCAGGAAGTAACTGATGCCCATATCGCGGTTTAGCTCACGGGAGAACATCAGGCGCTCTGCATCAGACACAAAATCCCAGCCAGACAGGCCAGTAGATGAACCAATTGCGCGGGTATCGTGAACAACAAGCGAGCCCATTTCAGTTGCCTGTTTGGCAATTGCTGACTCAATGTTATTCGCCAGTTTTTTGGCGGATGCCTGGATGCGGCGACGGTAAGAACGCTCATCACGCAGGTCATCTGCACGAAGCTCGAAGAAATCGTTATCCGGATCGCCCATGTTGCATTTCACGGAGAGTTCCAGAATCCCGGTTGCGTTGCCAGTTAAATCCCAGCCAGTCTGGGTTGGCGCTTCCTGCTCAACAGGCATCCACACGGTGTTGCTTGAACGCTGCATGGATTCTGCCGGAGGGGTGTATTTTGTCACTTTGGACGCCATTGGCGTCAGGTTCTGGACGGTTTCGATGATTTCATCCAGAGCATACGTGACCAGTTGACCTTCATTTAATGCCATTATCGAATTCCTTTATTCAGTTGCGCCTTGAGCTTGCGGTATGTCTCTACATCCCCTTTGTTTGCTGCCGCTTCCATCTGCTTTTCAATCGCAGATATATTTGCAGCAACAGCGTGTCCCTGAATGGGTTCATCAGGTAGCGGGGCTTCTGAAACAGGTTTGGCTCGAGGCTTGAGAGTTAAACGTTCTGACAGTCGAGTGAGTTCAATCAGCGCGGATTGCCCGTCCATCGCCAGCAACTGGCGTGTTTTCTCAGGATTAGCACCAAGGTGATACATGAGAGCAGCGGATTTCTCCGGGAAGAGGCGCATGATGTCGGCACCGACTGCTGGCGGCACCAGTTGCATGAATGCATCCTCTTTCTCCTGATAGTCAGGGATATTGAGCTTTTCCGCTGCGTCGTAGTGCTTACGGGCTGCCTCGACGTATTGCGCTGATTGCTGGGTGAACTCCTGAGTTTTGCGACCCTGCTCGGCGACAGCCTGGCTTCGTGCGTCCATAGCCTTGATCTGCCATTCACTGTTTGCCTGCTGGAAGGCAGCCAGTGCGCGGCTCTGGTCATAGTCGTACTTAGCCAGTGCATCTTCGGAAAGATAATCGTTAGGGTCTGGTTGTTTTGGTAACTCAGGGTTCACCCGCAGGTGTTCCGGCAACTCCCCTCGCTTAACCGCTTCCATCTGCTGCTCAAGCTCACGCTGGCGTTTGCGTTCGATGCGGCGACGGGCAAATTCAGCATTAGTTGCCGGGTCTTGTTTTGGTTTCTCATCGTCTTTCAGGACAATCTCGAAGCCTTCTTCCTGACCTGCGTTGTCGTTGGCATTATCGACAACTAAGCCATCAGCAGATGCCGCTGCATGATTGCCGGGCAGGGTTAATTCTTCAGAAGCCTGAATGTCGGTGGTTTGTTCCATGATTAACTCTCTCTTATTGAGGTGTCTCGGCTACTCCGCCGGAGGGGATTTGAACTTGACGCATAAGATTCGCGAAATCCATGCGTTGTGAATGAGTCTGGTCTGCATCTTTAAGAAGCAGCTCAGCGTTAGCACGAGCATCTTTGCTGCGCTGTTGCTGGAATTGACCTACGAGCTTGAGGTACTCACGCAGTTCTGCCTGCTTGTCGAGGTCCATATTGTTGAAGATTTCTGCAATCTTCGCGGCGTTGAGTTGGTTTTGGGCTTCAACCTTGGCAGCTTCAACCTGAATCTGCGCCTGTTGGTTCTCTGCCTTGAGCAATTCAGCCTGACCTTGCAGAAGGATACCCTGCGCCTGAATTTGCTCTGCTGATGGCTGCTGCGGCTGTTGTTGTGCCTGCTGTACCATCTCCATCTCTTCAGGTGTTTCTGGTTTCTTCAGCCCCATCATCACCAGTTGCTTGTTCGCGTACTCTCGCATCATCTCAACGCCTTTACCGTCAAGCAGCGTGAAGTATTGCAGCATCAGCATCTGGAACTCTGGAGTACCTTGCGGAACCTTGGTGAGTAACTCCTGAATCTCTGCGCGGTTCTGTTCCTTCATACTCTGGAAGGATGGTCCAACGTCTGTATAGCACTCATAGCGACCGCGAATGTCGTTGAGTGTGACCACATTGCCGGACTGGTAATCTACAACTTGCGCGTAGAGTTGAACGTCTTTCTCGCTTCCGTCTTCAAGAGTCAGCGTTACATGGCGAGGAACGTCATAAATATCGTTGACCATTGAGGCATAAATCTCGCCATCACGTCGCATTGCGGTAGCCAGGTTATCCTGAAACACGTATGTCTCAAGGTCTGCCCGCATGTTCAGTTGATTGACGGTATCGAAAGCGACCTGAGAGTTTGCCGCCTGCGCATCCACGCCAAGACTAGCCACCTCTTTCACTGCGTTGGTGGCAGCCTCAAGCATGTAAGCGTTGGCTTGCGGCACTTCAGGGTTTTCCATGTAGGAGATTGGACCAATCGGCAGGTCGTTACCGTTTTCATCGGTCCTGTTCTGCAGATAGTACGGATAGTCATCATTTCCACCGTACATGTATTCGTAGCCTTCGATTTGCTCAGGGAAGAAGGTCGGTTTCTTCTTCGGTGAACGAGCAACAATATCGGCGTTGAACGACATGATCATGTTACGAAGGCGTTGACCGTCTTTCGTCAGCCTTACCACTCCTTCGTAGCACTCCTTGTCACCAGCGAATGACCATTCGCCATACACTGGAACGATTGGGATATGCTCTCCAGCTATCTTCTCGCGGTCTTTCAGTATCTGCGTGCAGGTGATGATCGACTTATACACACGCCGACGCTTCACCTTGCGCTCTGCTACCTTAATGAATCCACGATTAGCAAGGTCGTCGATAACGTCTTTGATATCCTGCTGGTAATAGCTGACCGGCTCACCTGTCAGCGGGTCGCGGTAGATGAAGACCTTCTCTTTCTTCTCTTCGACCTCGTAATACTCAGCGACGTAGACGACATCATTCGATACCCACGGAAACAGCCATGTATCGTTCGGATTCTGGAAAGATGGCAGGGTGTCAGGATCAATACCGTAATCCTCTGCGAACTCTTTCCATCCATTGCGTGACAAAGCGTTAATCACCGTGCAGTGCTTAGCGTCGCTCTTATCCATCTGCTTGCTGTTGGCGTCCCATATGACGTGTGAGCAGGCTTCATGGATTGGCAGGCGTCGGATTACCTGATTGTTGCTTGTTGGGTCGTTGTCTTCGTACTGGGTGACCAGACGCCATGCACCAACGCCGGACTCTATCTGCTCACGAACGCCAACGTTAACGGCAATCTTTGCCGTGTTATGGCGCATATCAGTACGATACATTCCCATCAACACATCGGCAGCATCAGGATTAGCGCCGTCTTTTGGTCGGAAGAGAACGTCGATAGGGTTACGGCGCATCTCTGCGACCAGCTTCCTGACCACCGGGCGAACAACATCGAATTGTCCGCGATATTGCAGGGTCGTGTAGTTTGATAGCCAGTCATCCCATTGCGACACTCGGCTAAAATACAGGTCATTTGTCGCCTCGGTTCTGGCTTCATCGCTCGCCATCCAGTCTGCGTCAAACTTACACAGAATGGAATTGAGTCTGTTTTCGTCGGCCATTTAAGTTCTCCGTGCGATGGGCCTGATTGGGGCTGGTATCTTTTTCTCTTTTGGTTTTTTGATGTCGCGCATCATTTTGGCGAAGCGGCGCATCATGTATGCATAGCGAACGGCTGATAGCACGTCGTCGTTAAGCTTGACTATCTTCCCGTTTTCATCACGGTGATAGAGGCGGAATTCCTCAAAGAATGGTTCACAGGTGTTGAATACTTTGAAGCGACCATCGAGCATCATGTCGCGCAATTCAGTGATGCCAGGCTCAACAGCATTACCGCCATCAGGCCATGTCGCATGCTCATGTAACATCATAAATCCAGCGTCTGCATACTGCCCTTTGAGCTGCTCACCGCCGCCCTTCTCATGCTGGTTTCCGTCATGAGGCCATGCGGTTGGCACTTTATGCGCCCATGATTTAACAGCTCCCCATGCCTGAACAGCTGTTTTTTCTTTCGCCTTCCACACGCGTGAAACGTAGATTGTGTCTGCGTCCTTATCCCACCAAAGCTGAACCTGCGCCTGCGGGTGATCCCATCCGAAATCCATCCCGCCAATTACGTAGAAGTGATCAGGACACTCGAACGGCTGACACTTAATCGTCTCTTCCGGTATCTGGAAGATTCGCCCGCTACCCATCGTAGGAATACCGCGAGCACGCGCCTCTCTCTCATGCTCGGGATAGGATGCGATGATTTGCTCTTTCTGTTCGTCTGTGTAGTGCTCAGCGTCATAGATGGTCATGTTGACCACTTTCTGCGACTTGCTGGGATTCTTCAGGAACTTGGTAACAACGTCAGACATCCCCATCAGCGGGGTAAACGTCAGAATTGAGAATTGCCCGTATTTGTTGGTACGGGTAAGCCCTTCGCCATAAATGCTGTATGGTGGCTCTTCGTCAAACCACACGCCGTGGATTGTGTCACCCTGCCAGCGAGCACGGCCTTGCGAGTATGGTTTGAAGTAGCAGATTGAAATGCCATCTTCAACGCCATCAGCTGTGTGATGCTTAACCAGAAGATGATCAACAAGGTTCGGAAAGAAAGGAGACTTCTTCCAGCTAATGATGTCTTCTTTAGGTATGGAACCGTAGCCTGGCTCATCATTCTCTTCGATACGACCGCACAGGATGCGTTGAGTCGTTTTGGTTACAGTCTCGTTTGTCTCGCCGCCAATCCAGAAGACAACAGGCTCATAGAAACGCTTACCTTTCCACTCCCCACCATATTTACCATCAGCAGGATAGCCTTTTGTGCCAGGATAACGCCCGGTAAGGTGAAACGCGACTTCAGCAGCACCAGTAAATGACTTACCAAGCTGGTTACCAGCCATAAAACAGCGCTCTGGATAGTCATGCCCGGCGTCGATGAACTCACGCTGTTTGCTGTATGGCGTAAATTCATATAGCAGGTGTGTGTTCCGGTAGTTCTCTTCTTCTTCGAGTAGTTCGAGCAATTCGATTTGCTCTTCGTCGCTCAGGTTATCAAGAATCGCGTCCAGTTCCACGGTTGAATAGCTCCTTGATACGAGAGCGCCGCTTATCGCGATCTCCCTTATCAGGTGTCACGTCTTCAACTTGCGACTGCTCTTTGAGGCCCAAATCACGGGCGATGATGTTAGCGTTGAGAAGGTCAGCGGCTGCGCCAGAGAATTTCTGGTCGTAGATGACCTGCTCTGCTCGCGTAACGACTTCAGATAAATCTTCTCGCAGGCGATATGTGCGCCATGTTTCAAGCGTCACATCAATGAACAGAGTGAGGCCTGTAATAGTCATCGCTCGCATCTTGGCGATAGGCTCTTGTATCACTTCACCCTGATACGAGAACGCCTTCATCTCCCATAGCGGGTTAGCTTCTACCCACTCGAAGTATTCACAACAAGCAGCCCACAGCGCCTCAGGCGATTCGAATTTAGGATTTCGCCCATGACTACTGCGGGCCTCCCAAAATCGGTTGCCCTTTGGTGCTGCCATATTTATCTCACTTAGTTGTTATTTCAGGTTGAGCATCATGCTCCGGTAGTGAACAGGTCTAACGCTTCCTTCGATTTACGCACCGCTTCGATAGTGCGGGTCGTGATATCCGAATTAGCGCCGCCTGACTGGAAGTGAATTTTGAATGGCTCAAGCTTCAGTTCGTCAGTGCCAATGAACTGAAATGCTTCCTCTGCAGCTGCGTTCTGGTTCATGACCAGTTTGTAAATCTCTAACTGGAATTTCTGTTCTTCAGTCATGGGAATAATCTCTGCCATTGTTGGCTCCGTTTATCCGTTAAAAGGGATATCAGTTAAGTTATCCCGTGTAGGGTATAAGCCATTGTCGAGACCACTCTGTAGGGAATGGCTTTTGTGATGGCATCACTTACTCTTTACGCTGCTATCCCACTCATCCCGGAATTTTGATGGGTTATTGAAACCTTCTGCTGACATAACAACTCCTTCAATGTTTGGCTGGAATTAGGATGTCTTTCCATCAGTCCGCCACCACAAAGAATCTTTTTTGCCATAAGGCAGGAGGTTCATCTTTCAGTGGCTGCCAGTGTTATTTCCCCACTTACTGGCTTGGGTTGTTTCGTGGTACTGCCGTAACTGGTGGTGCACAGATTTAGTTAAATCTGTTCTCGCCTGAACTATCTTTTACATACCCGGATTGTGGGGATGTAAATCACGGTTTCATTATCAAGCCCACCCGTAGATGGGCTTTGGAATGGTCACTTTGGCAGTCCGGGGATCGATATTTGCGCCTGCTGCTCAAGCCTTTCGATTCTTGCTATGAGTTGCGGTTTTTTGATCCTGCCCCAGCGGTTCAGCAAGCGTCCTGACATACTGGCAACATCCTTTTCCTTCATGAACTCCAGCATTAACTCGTTGTGCTCTCTTTGGTATGAGTGAGCCATCTCCATCAGCCTGTCACGCATCCAATTAAATGCTTTGATAAACGCCTCTTTGATGGCGGCAGCTTTTTTGCCGGTAAACGACATGATGATGTACATCGCGCCGTCTTTGGAAATTTCATATTCAACATACTGATTACCCTTGTGTTCATAGGTAACCCGCGAAAAGTTGCTGGTTAGAAATTCATCCGAACAGTCTAGCTTTTCGATTTTCTGAATGATGTGGTGATGCTGCTTGTCGAAGTAAGCCGCTACCTTGCGGGAGGTTGTGATCACGCGATCACCAGAAACAACCACCATGTCCCGGAAATCGAGATTAGCCAATTGATGATTCATAGCGTCTTTACCTTTTAGAAAGTGAGCCTGTTCGCACAGAAAAGCCGCCCCGAGATGGTCGCCACCATATACGGCAGTTCTCAGGCTCAGCTTTCTGAAAGACTCGGGATTGTTACGCGCTGCGATGCGCGGTTTACTGCAGATGTAAAAAAGCCCCGCAAATGCGAGGCTAAATCCTGGTATTTGTAATGACTGGCTCTTATCTCAACGCAGCCCCTTACCGCGCGCCAGATGCTCAATATCAAGCATCAGCAATGAGATGTTTAATCTGGATTCACTCCAGAAGTGATCGCCACCCTGTCTACAGAGCCAGATGTGAAGGATGATGAGTAAAATTATCGCTATCATCGAAGGCATTGCGTCCTGATGTATTCCTGCAGGTAGTTAACCTGCGCGGTTATCCTGTCTATTCCACTTCGGAGACGGTAATAATTGAGTTCAGCATCTGCTGTAAGTCTTGGGCTTTCTCCATCGCCCATGCTGCTGGCTTCGGTCGTTGACTTTGCACAGGTGGCGGCGACTTGCAGGCGCTTACGACCAGCAGAAACATCAGCACGGAGACTTTCGATAGTCGCGTTAGCATCAGCAAGCTCCTTTGTGTATCTGGCGTCGAGTTCTGCTACATCACGTTGACGCTTCTGCATGTCAGCGATGATGGATGTGGCCTTATCACGCTGCTCTTTGTAGGCGATGGCGTTATCACGGTAATGATTGACCGCCCACGACAGGCAGGCGATGACGCAGATAACCAGAGCGGAGATAATCGCGGTTAATCTGCTCATACCTCAATCTCTCTGACCGTTCCGCCTGCTTCTTTGAATTTTGCAATCAGGCTATCAGCCTTATGCTCAAACTGACCATAACCAGCGCCCGGCAGTGAAGCCCAGATATTGCTGCAACGGTCGATTGCCTGACGGATATCACCGCGATCAATCATCGGCAAAGCGCCACGCTCTTTAATCTGTTGCAGTGCCACAGCGTCCTGGCTTTTCGGAGAGAAGTCTTTCAGGCCAAGCTGCTTACGATAGGCATCCCACCAACGGGAAAGAAGCTGGTAACGTCCGGCTGCTGTTGATTTGAGTTTGGGGTTTAGCGTGACAAGTTTGCGAGGGTGATCGGAGTAATCAGTGAATAGCTCTCCGCCAACAATGACGTCATAACCATGATTTCTGGTTTTCTGTCGTCCGTTATCTGTTCCCTCTGACCACGCCAGCATATCGAGGAACGCCTTACGTTGATTATTGATTTCCACCATCTTCTACTCCGGCTTTTTTAGCAGCGAAGCGTTTGATAAGCGAACCAATCGAGTCAGTACCGATGTAGCCGATGAACACGCTCGTTATATAAGCGAGATTGCTACTTAGTCCGGCGAAGTCGAGAAGGTCACGAATGAACCAGGCGATAATGGCGCACATCGTTGCGTCGATTACTGTTTTTGTAAACGCACCGCCATTATATCTGCCGCGAAGGTACGCCATTGCAAACGCAAGGATTGCCCCGATGCCTTGTTCCTTTGCCGCGAGAATGGCGGCTAACAGGTCATGTTTTTCTGGCATCTTCATGTCTTACCCCCAATAAGGGGATTTGCTCTATTTAATTAGGAATAAGGTCGATTACTGATAGAACAAATCCAGGCTACTGTGTTTAGTAATCAGATTTGTTCGTGACCGATATGCACGGGCAAAACGGCAGGAGGTTGTTAGCGCGACCTCCTGCCACCCGCTTTCACGAAGATCATGTGTAGAAGGCCGCAGCGTAACTATCACTGATGAATTCAGGACAGTCAGTGGCTACGGCTCAGTTATGGTGCTGGTTAACGGACTTGAACCGCTACCCATTCGCTTACAAGGCGACTGCTCTACCATTGGAGCTAAACCAGCATGTTTGGCGGGACAGCGTGGACTCGAACCACGATAAGAAGGTTAACAGCCTTCCGTAATGACCTTTATACGACTGACCCAAATAAAAAAAGCCACCGTTGCAACTTAAGAGTCACTAACGGCAGCTTACCCTCTAATTATGGCTAAATGGCTAATTGCATGTCAAGGTTTTTAACAGCAACATGCTTAACTTTCTCAACACGTTTACGCATTTTGAAAGCATTTTGCATTGGCTGGTATAAAACAAATAATGACGCCTTCAGGATGTCGTCAATTTCGTTTCTACAGGTTGCCAGTGAAGGTTTTCTCCATCCCTCGCCACCACGTCCACACATCTTGCGTGGCTTTGCAGTCGCGTGATAGTAGGATGCAATTGCTCGCTTAGATGAACCATGAGCGTAGTAGCTGAGGAGGATGCCAAAGGCTTTCTTGTCAATGTACATGACGGAATCGACGACCTGAGAAATCAACATTCCATCATCATCATTACACATTGGCCTTGTCATAACTCTTCCCGGCTCTACGCTCTCCATGAACTTCGCTATTACGCTGCTCATGCGCTTTTCCAGGCGACCTGAATAAACCCATGCGCCCCACAGTTCAAGCCAGCCATTCAGCCAATCGTGCTGCTCTTTGGTGAGGTTTAGTTCTCTTATGCCCATGCGCCTTCTCCCTGTACCTGAATCAATGTGAGGTTTCCGCAGAACACCGCGCCGGTATCGATATACATCTGGTTGGCAAATTTGAGTGGTTTCACTGCTGGCGTATGACCAAAGATGAACGTGTCCGCTCCTTTGATTTCTTTCACGATCCCGTCTTGTGAGTTGCTGATTCGTTCGCGGTTCCAGATTACCTGCTGATGATCAACTGGCTTTCCAAATTCGTATTCGTCACAAGGATAATCGGCGTGGCAGATGACATATTTTTTATCTTTGCTCACCAGTTCGATGATTAGCGGAAGTTCATCTGCTTTATGGGCAAGAGCTTTAGCCAGAATTTCTTTGTCGTAATCGAGATTAAAGAACCAGCCACCGCCATTAAGCTGCCAGTGATTAACGTTTCCACGCTCTGATAAGCCATCAATCATCATTTGCTCATGGTTTCCACGTACAGATCTGAACCAGGGGAATGTGATTAATTCCAGGCATTCGACGTTCTCTGTACCGCGATCAACCAAATCGCCCACTGAGATAAGCAGGTCTTTTTTGGTGTCGAATCCTATCGTCTCCAGTTTTTTCATCAGGTTCGTGTAGCATCCGTGCAGATCGCCAACTACCCAAATATTTCGGTATTTGCTGCCATCAATTCTTTCGTAATAGCGCATCTCTTTCACTCCATCCGCGATGAACCATGAGAACGTCGTTGACGATGGCGTGCATTTTCCCGTCTTTATCATCAACGTATTTTCTGACCGTACCGCGACTACATTTCAGTCTGCGTGCTACTTCTGTCTGGTTTCCGTATGCTTCAACGAGCATGTCTGGAATGGTTTTTACTGAGAACGTCATGCGGCCTCACTTCTGCTATTTCGCAGGTCTTTGAGTTTCTGTTGGTACTCTGCCTTGATCGCCTTGCACTCTTCGATAGTCCAGCGATGGCGGTTATGGTTTGATTCGATTTCGTCTACTGCTTCCTGCCCGATTCGGTTAATAAGTTCGACGCGATACGGAACGAGATTTCCGCTTTTATGCTGGTTGCACACCACGCATTGCTTGTGAATATTGCGTTCATCAAATCGGAGTTGAGGTGCCGCAGCAGTTGTCCGGTAATGTCCGGCATCCCACTGAGCAGACGTGAGCGTTCCGCACGAGATACATGGTAAGTCGCGGTCTCTTTCTCTGATGAAGGCGTTTACGGCTTGTTGGGCTTGTTTAATCCAGTAACTGCGTGGCTTTAAGGCGAGTTTTCGAATCTTCAGTTTATCTTTCTGTTTCTGCTCCTCTCGTCGTCGTTTCTTCTCTGCTGCTTTTTCCGCTTTTTCGCGTTCTTTGCTTCGTCGTTCGAGTGCTATCTTGGTTCCACACTCTGGAGAGCACCACCACTGATTAGCGAATGCAGGGTGAAACCATTCCCGACATTCATCGTTTTTACATCGTCTTCGCGCTGGTTTAGCCATCGTCTTCTTCCTCGTACATTGAGCTATTCGGATCGCTCATCAGTTCTGCGCAGCAGTGCTCACACACATGAACTTCCAGCACATGCAGCTTCTGACCGCAGTTAGCGCACGTTAAAGCCCGCTCGACGCTTTCTTTCTGGTATTGAAGGGATTGGGATGGACTAAGCATTATTGGATTCTCTGCATCATGAGAAAGACAATCATGGCGGCGCGGAGGGGATTTTCATGTATAGCTCGCTTAGATTTACAGTAGGCCACACCACGTGCACCCCACTCGTCTTCATCGAGATTGATAATGCTAATCCTGTATTTTTCAATAATCGGCCATGCGTCTGCTGGGTTTGCGCATGGGTTAAAGGATCCGCGCTCAACTTCTACTTCAACTGCGTCTCCGTTTACAATGTCTCCCTCAAATGAGACAAACACCATATCGCCATTCTCACCTTCTTTGTAATCCGGTGATCCGTTATGAATGGCTTCGAATACCGCCACGTTAATTTCAAAATCACTTAACTGTGAATAATCCATTGTCATTTCCTCGCACGATTTCTTAGCCACCGGATATCCCACAGGTGAGCCGTGTAATTGAAGGTTTTTACGTCAGATTCTTTTGGGATTGGCTTGCGTTTATTTCTGGAGCGTTTCGTTGGAAGGTATTTGCAGTTTTCGCAGATGATGTCGGTGAAACTTCGTCGCTGTCGTCTCATTCGTACCTCCTGTCGGTAAATCTGACACCCTGACCAATAGCCCACGCTGTTGTGTACTCAATCAGACTTGCCATACGCTTTACACTCATCTGCGCGCTGCTTTCGCGGATGTTGACGTATTCGCCTTCAAGCCCGGGCAAAACATCAGCTTCCTGCTTTGTTGCCACTGCATGACCGCTGATCAACAAAACCTTCCATTGTTCTGGTTTTAACCATTTATCGCGCCACTGAACTTGCCTGGCGATATCTGCGACCATCGCGTGAAATTTTGCGTTCTGGTCAAGATTTCGCTTGTAGTCAGTAATGCGGATGGTGACTGGCTTGTCTTTATCGAGTGGTGTTGCGAGGATGGCATTTATTGCGGCTTGCTGTTGTTGCTTAGTTCGGAGGAAGATTGTTTGCTTCACTGAATACTCCTTTATTTTTTATGCCTGTAACCCCATTCTTCCAGCAACCTTGCGGCGTACCACCCAAGAAACAAAGGAAAGAACATTACAATGAGATATTCCCCGCCACGGTCAATGTTCGAAATTGACCAGATTACGATGTAACCAGTGCAGGACAGGAATATTACAAACCCCAAAAAGCTACTTCGTCGACTCATACTCACTCCTTCACTTTTATTCCAGCGGCGCGGATGTTTTCCTCATAAGCATCCATTGCATCACCGAAGCCATTGGAATAATCAACAGTAAACCCTTTGGCTAATGCTTCTCTGCTGTCGATAAACTTTGGCGCGGTTATTTCAATAGCTGCTCGCGATGCCTGCCATAAAGCCCACCACTCATTTAAGGAGTGACGAATATCCATGCTTGAAAATGCAAAGTACCTATCACCATTTCTTGCCTCGGTTATCATCTCGAATGGTAATTTCAATTTTTTGGCAACGTATTCCTCAAACTTCTTTCTTGATTCGTCCATCGATACTTACCCTCAGTTCAACTCACAAAACGCCACGCCATTTTTGCTACAGCGACAGGCATAACACCGATAATCACCCACAGGAAAATGCTACCGAAAAGCACACCCACCAGGTCTTTACCTTCGCCTACCAACCGGACAAAACAGCCAGCAACCACAATGAACGTCGCCACCATCCACAGAGCACCGAGAAGCCTCAATGCATAGAAAATCAACTCAACCACGATTTACTCTCCCCCAAATAAAAAGACCTGCGATTACTAGCAGGCCTGTTATTAGCTCAGTGATGTAGATGGTCATCAGAATCCTCCTTTCTTCTTGGACTGCGGTTCCTCGCGTTCACGGCGGCGCATTTCAGCAGACTGTTGGTCTGTGTCATAAATAGCTCCATTTGCCTGAATGCAATACACCGTGCCGGTATTGCCATGACGATTGAGACGAAGGATTAGTTCAGTTTCACCAGGTGGAACACTGTCATCAAAAGCGCCTTCACGATGGATCCCGACCCAATAATCGCAATCCTGTTCAATCTGCCCTGTATCCCGTGAGTCACTTGGTAATGGGCGTTTATTGGTTCGGCTTTCCAGTGCGCGGTTAAGCTGCGTCAGAAGCACAACAACGCAATCAAGCTCTTTGGCAAGGTTCTTCAGTCCTTTGGTGATCATGCCGTAAGCAAGGTCGTTGCGATCGGCCTTCTCAGCGGTCATTAGTGTCAGGTAATCGACCAGAATCATGCCAACACATCCTTTTTCTCGCTTGATTCGACGGCTTTCGCTGACGATTTGAGCCAGAGATAATCCCGGCGTGTCGTCGATGTAAAGCAGGTCGATTTCACTCAAGCGATTGGCTGTTTCGATCGCCCTGTTGAAGTCACCATCGTAATCACCCTGATAGCCGTCATCAGAGTCATTTGTCGCCGGAAGGTAAAAAATATTCGGGTTAACACCTGACTTCTGCCCTACCAGTTTTTCCAGTATCTGGTCACCTGGCATTTCAAGGCTGAACATCAGAGCGGGCTTTTTCTCATGCACTGCGCAGTTGATTGCCATCTGGCTGTATAGCGTCGTTTTCCCCATCTTAGGGCGAGCGCCAATGACAAACAGAGAGCCTTTCACCAGACCTTTCGGTGACAGCATCCTGTCCAGCGATGGGATGCCTGTGCTCATTCCTCGCTGTTCGCCTGACGGGTCAAATCGCTTCTCAAGGTCGCTAACCCAGTCTTCCATGACCTCGCCAAATGAGCGAAGGCCGCGACGCGATCCGGTTTTTGCATGGTCTGTCAGTTGCGTGAAAATCGCCTGAATAGCTTCGTACTTCTGCGTTGCAGTCATTCCGTTGCGGGAATAGAGCAATTCCGTCGCTTCAGTCATGCGGTTGATGGCGTAGCGTTCCATTGCGGTTTCACGAACCTGCATTGCATAGGCAACGATGTTTGCGGCGCTTGGCGTGTTCTTTGCGATCTCAGCGATATAAGCAAAACCGCCAACAGACGCCGTTAACGATTTACGCTCCAGTTCATCGAAAAGCGTCAGGCCATCTACTGGCTTTTGCTCCCGGTGCATTCTGGTTATTTCTTCGAAAAGGATTTTGTGTGGTCGGCTGTAAAATGAGTCAGGCTTCAGCATCGCCAGAACCTTCTGGACGCGCTCACTGCTGTCATCATCCAGAAGCAATCCACCAATCACCGCCTGCTCTGCCTCGATGCTATGGGGCGGCGCATAAAAATTATCGGTCATCGTGTTCACCCTCACGAACTTTCAGGTAGGTATTATCGTTAAGCAGGAAATCAAATCCCTTTTTGTGCCAGACGGTTCCGCGCTGATGGTTTGGGCGCTCTTCGAACATCCATCGGCAATTTTCGCCTACGTAGCTCAAATAATTTCTCCAGTCCTGCATCGTGAAACCATGCCCGTCAAGCTGGCGGGTTATCACTCCGGCTTTGCGCCAGAACGTTCGGATCTGGTTTTTACGCTTGTCATTCAGTGCGCGGATTCTTGGCGCTTCAGGAAGGATTTCGTGGTAAGCATCGACAACATCCTGACAGCTAACGGAAGGTTTTTTCTTGTCAGACTTTTTGTCTGCTGTGGCACTCTCTAATACGTCAGTATTAGAGATATTATTTATATTATTGTTTATGGACAACCGTTGGACAACCGTTGGACAATCTCCGCTGAGAGCCGCGCCATTACTGGTGTTTGCGTTGGACAACCGTTGGACAACCGTTGGACAATTTTTTGCCTGAAAATCGTCATATTTAACGATTGTAAACAGGCTAAATTTCTTCCCCATCGAGCAAATATTAAGCATACCTTTCGACTCAAAAGTCCGTAATAAGCTCCGAACTTTGTTGTCGGGGATGAATGTTTCTCTGACCAGCGACGGGCGTCCAGTTATCATCTGACCGCGATCAACAGTTATCGGACCGATATCCGTATTGACGACAGTAGATTCGTGATTAGCCTTGAGGATTAAGTGAAGCCAAAGATGTACTGCCTGAGAGTCCTTATAGAGCCTGCTGTCCATAAACTGGCGGTGTATAGAGACATACCCCATACTGGATGCCTCCTGATGTTGTACAGGGTTATGCCTGTAATCAGCTAACTTAACGACGCCCATGCTTCACTCCTGCTTTGGCTAGTCTGTAAACACCAACAAGGCGCTCTGCGAACGCCCTGTTATTTGCTGCGGCTACCACTAATCCCTCAGGTGAATCAGGGTGTCGAATCTCTTCTTTTTCCTGGTATTTCTTACGACGTTTTGTCATAATTACTCCTGTGGATTGATCCAGTCTTTCTACATCAGGCCTCGAAGAATTCGCCGTTCTTCGGGGCTTTTTCTTTTGTCAGCATTCTGGCTACTTTCTTAGCCAGTTCCGCCAACTCCTCGTCTTCAACACCCCATTCAAGAACAGCCAGAAGCATTCCCATTTTTGGGATGAAGCTATCTTTCCATCGAGAAATTTGCGATTCATTAATCCCTAACGCGTCGGCAACCTTTCGCTGACCACGTACAGCAATTCGATTCAGGATGTTGCTTGTAATTGCATTCGCTTTCTTGCGAGTACTTGTAAGTTCCATATGTAAGTATTTCCTTAACAAATAAGAAGTTATGCGCATCAACTTATGCGCGTTGTATTCCCGCATTTCGGCGGGAATGAGGACCATGACTGTTAAAGAGCGGTGTTACTTATGCTGCCTGATTCGGTTTTGGAAACAGGTGTGGCAAATCGGGGCGAATTTCGTAAGCCTTGATCTGCCCTCCAGTGGCGTTAACGATGGCGGTAACTTTCTCTGGAGAGACCAACCCGCCTTTCAGCCATTTGTGTACTGCTGGCTGCGTTACACCACACTTGTCGGCAAGGCGCTTTTGGCTACCGACAATTTTCAAGGCTCGTTGAATTACTAAATTCATGAGCATACCTCTTGTGGTCATTACTTATAACCAAAGATAACTCAAGTTATAAAAAATAGCAATAACCTTTGTTATTTTACTTTGGATAACCGTAGTTATAGATTTGTGGGTATGAAAACATTCGCAGAAAGACTAAATGCAGCCATGAGCTCAGCAGGGGTATCACAATCACAGCTTGCTGACATGGTTGGAATATCTCAGCCAGCCATACAGAAGATGTCGTCCGGTAAAACAAACGGATCTCGCAAGATGGTTGAATTAGCCAATGCTTTAAAAGTGCGTCCTGAATGGCTTAGTTCTGGTATTGGTGAAATGAGGGATGGTGCACATGAAGAACCATCCAATGTCCGTGAGTCATCTTTAAAAGCTGTGGTATGGGAAGACATTAAAAGAAACGATGACGAGTTTGTTGCGTTGCCTCTTCTTAACGTTTCGCTTTCAGCTGGAAGCGGTAGCTGCGAGCTAGAGGAATCATCGGAGTTCTCTTTGGTTTTCAGAAAGCACTATCTGAAAAAGATGGGAGTATCAGAAAGATCAGCCAAGCTAGTTAGGGTTGTAGGGCAAAGCATGGAACCAACGCTTCACGATGGCGATGTTGTTGGTGTTAACACGCAAGATACCACAATCAGAGATGGTAAAACCTACGCTATTTGCCAGTCTGATTTGTTACGAGTAAAAACATTAATCGCCACCCCTACATCGGTGATAATCAGATCAATAAATCGCGAAGAGTACCCGGATGAAGTAATGGATAGAGATGAATTTCATGAAACCGTAAGGATTATTGGCAGAGTATTCTGGTCGTCTCATAGTTGGTAACCGATAATCAGAAGAAGACTTACGGAAGTGCGGAGGGATAATGGAATTTCTGATAGTTTTTGTTGTTGTTTTGGTCATCATTCTTTTTGTTTTGCTAAGCATTAGCAAAAAGCTATCTCAAATGATTGAACATAGCTCTAATCGCGCAAAAGAAGAAGAGCATCTAATTGATATAAAAGAGATTCTCTCTGATATAAAAATCACATTAGATGAAATAAAATACACAACAGATCTAATTGAACAGTATAAAATACCAACCCCAAACGAGAGAAAAGCAATAGATCAATATCGTATTGACTTAGAAATCGACGAAATGCTAAGCAAAAGAAAAGACTAAAAACACCCGGCCTCAGCGCCGGGTTTTCTTTTCCTGCCGTTCACCACCCAATCAACCATCCTCATCATAGACAAGCATCAAGCCAAAGGTAACACCTTCACCCCGCACGTAAGCCCTCAAACACCAATCAATCAGCAACATTTACAAAAATAAAATACCTTTGTTATCCATCACTTATAACTTATTTACCATAAAATATAAATTAGGTTATTGACCACACCTATAACCTAAGTTATCTTTAAGCCATCAGCAGGACGCTGGTAGCCAAACGGAACAGATTGGCAGGCTCTTTAACATTGATGGGATTGTCCCGCCGAAATGCGGGAACCAAAGAGTAGTTGGCTTTGGGGTGACGTGAAGTGCAGCTGCACGACGGCAACCGGAAGATAAGCACCCGGCGCGTCACCGCCAAAGTCAATCATCGGAGGTCAACATGACAGTAGTCATTACATATCTGGCTGACGATAACGCCAGAAATCGCCGCAGAGCACGCAGACAGGCTCAACGTGAACAGGCAATGCAAGAACAGCGACTGGCGCGAAAAATTGCGCTAAAGCTCTCTGGTTGCGTCAGAGCAGATAAAGCAGCATCACTCGGAAGCCTTTGCCGCAAGAAGGCAGAAGAAGTCGAGAGTAAACAGAACCGTATTTACTACCGCAAGCCACGCAGTGAAATGGGTGTGACTTGTGTTGGTCGCCAGAAAATGAAATTAGGCAGCAAACCACTTATTTGAGGACTGATACATGAGAGTAAAAACTATGGGTGCAAGCCCATTAAGTGGTCGTATTTTTCAAGGAACATTAAACACTGAAAAAGGAATGTGGGTGGGAAAGAAAGAAGATGTAACCGAACAGGCAGTTAAGGCAGTAGCTGAACACATGATGATAAAAGACCAGAAATATGCATACGAAACGAAGGATGGCAAATGGCTGATAATAAGTCATCAAATAGTTGATAAATTACCAGAAGAGTTTATTGCTGATTAAAATTATTTTGGCATAAACAACAGAATAAACACTGCACTGTGTATTCATTCCAACGAGTGAATACACGGAGCAATGTCGCTCGTAACTAAACAGGAGCCGACTTGTTCTGATTATTGGAAATCTTCTTTGCCCTCCAGTGTGAGGGCTTTTTTATATGCATACCAATAACGCTTCACTCGAGGCGTTTTCGTTATGCAATCAAACAGAAGGAGCATCCTATGCAACAGTTCGCTATTGCAGGGGCGGCATCGGTTCGCCCTTTCAACCCGATTTTATCGGTGCAGCATTCACGAAAAAATATTTTAACCGGAGCAGACTTTAAACAACCAAGAATGAAAAGTTTGCTCGAAAAGCTTTGGGATATTTTGAAACAACAAGGCCGTCCATGAGTTTTACAGATAACTGGTCAGACGAAGAATTCATTCGTCAGATGAAAGAAATGCTCAATCAGCACAAAGAACAGGAGAAAGATGATGATTCTGACTCTGAAAGATGAGCGTGAAATATCGCAAATAATCGCAAGTTTTACTGATGAAGATTACGAACGAATCAACAGTGAAGTTGATCGCCTCTGCAAACGTTTCGACCCAATAAGCGAAATGCTTCGCTCATATAAACCAGATGAACACACTAAGGACGCTATCGACTGGCTGGAAGATTATGACTGTAACTATCAGGAAAAAGCCGCTGAATGGTTCTGGGATGCAATAACCGAAAGAGTTAAGGCTGAATATGCCTTCGCAATATTCAAACGCAGACACGTTTATGGAGAAGCAGCATGAGCAATATCGTTGAATTCGTTAAACAGCAAGAGCAGTTATTCTGCGGAGCATTGACTGAACAGACGGTGACATGGGCTAAGGAAAGCCAGTTTGCAATTCAGTATTTCCAGAAAAATGATTACCTGGCTAAAACAGCACTGGCAAATCCAACCAGCGCACAGAACGCCATCATCAATGTTGCGGCGATCGGTATCACCTTAAACCCGGCTAGCAAACTGGCTTATCTGGTTCCGCGCGACGGCATGGTGTGCCTTGATATCAGTTATATGGGATTGCTCCATATTGCAATGGAGTCTGGTGTTATATCATGGGGTCAGGCAAAACTTGTTCATGCTAACGATACCTATGAGTCAAACGGGCTTGATAAAGCACCAACCCATAAATACAACGCCTTCGGTGATCGTGGTGATATTGTTGGCGTTTACTGCACAGTTAAGACGCCAGCAGGTGATTATCTAACGGAAGAGATGAGTCTGGCTGAAATTGAGGCTGTAAGGAAAACAAGCAAGGCAGCATTCAGCGATAAAGGACCATGGGTAAATCACTGGAATGAGATGGCGCGAAAGACGGTCGTAAAGCGTGCAAGCAAGTATTGGCCTAAGGCATCACGTCTTGATAGTGCTATTCACGTACTAAACGAAGAAGAAGGTGTATGGACTGAACCAGTTATGCCGCACAAATCAGAGGAAGATATCCGCGAAGATGAACGGAAACGCCAGCAGGAAATAATGGATAAAGTACAACTTCTTTGCGATGAAATGGCTCAGGCAGAAAACATGGATGATTTGAAGCGATATTTTGCAGAAGCATATCGCCTGACATCTGGAATGAAATTGCAGCAGAACGTACAAGCCATTTACATAGAATGCAAAGCGAAACTGGAGGTTGCCAGTGAGCAAACTGTATGAAATAGCCAATGAATACGCAAAATTGATGGATTCAGATTTAGAACCAGAGATGATTGCTGACACAATAGAAGGCATGGAAGGAGAATTTACCGATAAAATAGAGCAACTTCTTGCCATTATTAAAAATGAATCTGGTTATGCTGAACGCCTCAAGGAAGAGGCAAAGTCACTGAATGAGCGAGCCGCAGTAATTCAAAATAAGATTGACAGCATTATGGCATATATAGCCTCATCGCTTGAAATGGTTGGCAAGAAAAAGATTAGAGCAGGTATTCACCAGGTAACAATCCGCAAACCGTCAGAAACTGTAGAAATCATCGACTCAAGCGCCATTCCTCCTGAATACGTTGAGTTTGAAACGACAATTAAAGCCGACAAACTGGCAATCAAACACCAACTAAAAGCAGGAATAAATATCCCCGGCGCTCAACTCAAAGTTGGGAAACCTTCACTTCTTATCAAATAACGGTATCGCCTATGAAAAAGACTCCATGGGAGAAATGGGAAGTCGATTTCTTGCGCGAGGTAGCGGCGACAATGCCAGTTGAAGTTATCGCAGAAAAACTGGAAAGGACTGAAAAAGCAGTAATGGCGAAAGCAACAAGGATTGGCGCTGACATTGTTAGCCGACTTCGTGGAAGACGCTGGACAAGAGCCGAAGTATCACTTTTCGGTAAGTTCTCCGCAGAAGAAATAGCAATTGCAACCTGCCGCTCAATTTATTCAGTAAGGGCTATGCGATACAAGCTAAAAAAACTCGATGAAGAAAGAGCAGGCATACGAGTAAATTAACAAAGAGGAATTTACCATGAGAGGACTTGCATACAATCCCGGCATTCTTCCGGCAGAAATGATTATTCGCCAACGCGTAAAGCCAATGCCATCGAGAGAGGAATTGCTTAAGAGAAATTCTTTTCCTTCAGTGAATCAAAACAAATATCTGAATGCGATGTGGCGGAGTGGGAAGAAATGAAACAAATGTCACTAATTGAGATGGATGGATTCCTGAAAGGTAAATGCATCCCACGAGATTTAAAGGTTAACGAAACAAACGCTGAATATCTTGTCCGTAAGTTCGGTGAACTTGAATCAAAACTAGAAACGGCGTTGCGGGAGTGTAGTTCTGCTGGAATCACGATTGATAACCTTGAGGCAAAGTGCGCGAAGATGGCTGCTGAAAATACCTCGCTTAAGCAATCTGAGAAGGAATTTAATGACTTTTGTCGTGAGGAGTTTAGCGAATGGGAAGATGATGTTACTGAAACCCCAGCCACCGATGCTTTCCTGGCTGAAATTCGTGCACAGGGGGTTGAGATGTTTGCTGACAATCTGTTGTGTCCAGACCTTGATGGCACTATCCGTGACTTTGCTGCCCAGCTTCGCAAAGGAGGAGGGCAAAAATGACAATCACAAAACAACGAGTAGAAGAAATCATATCGCGCATTGAAATGTATGGGCATGGTGCAGGGTATACCGCCGAAGAGGTTTATGACCTTGCTGTACTGACGCTGAATTTATCAAATATCGCAAAACTCAAGCGATACGAGCTTGATATGGATGGTTGTGACTCGTTCGGTCAGGATTGTGGCGCTGACATGACTGAAGATTCTGATGGCGATTATGTCCTGTTTGATGACGTGGTTAAGTTGTTTGAGTTTGATACAACCACTCAGAAGTTAGAAGGCCCAGCAAAGGAGACAACCAGTGAGCGAAATTGACTACCAGGCACTGCGTGCTAAGGCAGAAAAAGCAACGTGTGGCGAGTGGTCGCTCGAATATGGAGAGGGCCGATTTGATTGTGATGATGCGCTAATTCATCGTGACGTTGTTGGATATCTTCCCATTTGCAGAATTGAAGGAGCGCATCCTGAAAGCGGCTTCGATGAAGATTTCCAAATGGAGCAGCAGGCCAATGCTGAATTCATCGCCGCAGCCAACCCGGCTACTGTGCTGGCACTACTGGATGAACGGGAAAGAAACCAGCAATACATCAAACGCCGCGACCAGGAGAACGAGGATATTGCGCTAACGGTAGGGAATCTGCGTGTTGAGCTGGAAGGCAAAGACAAGCTGATTGCAGAGCTTAGAAAACAATGCGCCGAATGGGAGCGAAAAGCATTAAGCAACTTTGAAGAGTGTGCTGCGATGGCTGAACGTATCGAAGAGATGCAGACAAAATCTGCACCAGATTCGTTTGGCATCATCGGTGAAAATATTCGAACACAGGACAATCGAATAACGTCAGATCCCATGTTTTGTGTGTATCAAAAGCGCGAAATCGTTGTTGATGCTGATTATGACCATGACCGGATTGTCTGGGTTGACGAAGATGGCAATGAAGCCAATAAACGCCAAAGTCGTCGTCTCGAACTACTTCATGAAAACTTTCGGGAGCCACCAGAAAAATGGCGGCGCGTTGCTGTGAAAGATATTGATGAATTCGTGACCTGCTGTTTCACCGAGCAGGGTTGTAAAGACTACTTGGCAGTCAATGGTCACAATCTTCGCTTGCCTTTTATATATGTAAAAAGCGGTTTCAGGAACGCTGAATATATCGGCATAAGAAACTGGTTTGCTGGCATTCGCATCAAAGGAGAGTGATATGAACGGACAAATATCAATTGTTCGACCAAGAGCATGTGACGATAGCGAAATACGAATGATTATTCGTCTGGCGATGGGGAAAACAATAACTGCTCTAATTACTCCAGAAAATCTCGCATTAGCATTAACCGGAAAGTCAGACCTGCCAGTAGAGCTAAAACTGCGAAATGTTGAGATTAAGGTGAAATAGCTATGACCACTATTACCAAAGAGCGACTGCTGACAATCAAGCAGTGGCGCGAAATATACGGACCTGGTAGCAACGTTGTACTGCCAGCAGAAGAAGCGGAAGAACTGGCACGAATTGCTCTGGCATCGCTGGAAGCAAAACCAATAGGTGCATTCCACATTGCAGAACAGCAAGTTGACGGCACAAGTGACTACCTAAAGGATGGAGAATGGCCTATTGATAATGGAATTATTGAGGTCTACGCCGCTCCGCCAGTACCGGTAGTACCTGCTGCATTACCTGAGAACGACGATGAGGACGGGCATGACATTGATTATCTTGAGCCATCTGAAGTTTACGCGCTTGGGCGAACAGCTGGCTGGAACGCCTGCCGCGCCGCCATGCTTCAGGCCGAACCTGTAAGTAATAGTGATGAGTTACCGCTGGACTATCTGCAAGGACACAAAGACGGCCTGGAGTGGGCTGCACAATTGGCAGAAGCCAATCATCCGCAAACAGGTGACTGGTTGTACGACGACCCAATCGATCTTGCCAGGGCGATTCGCAAAGGTCCTGATATGCCTACTGTTCAGGCTGGCAACTATCCGGTAACTCCGGATGGTTGGATAAGCTGTAGTAAGAGAATGCCGGATAAGTTAATTCCGGTAATGGTCATGTATGAAGACGGTGAGATGTGGTCTGCAATGTGGAATGGCAATCGCTGGGATGATGGCACCGAATATCCGGATCCGCACTCAGTTACGCACTGGCGTGAAATGCCAGCAGCGCCGAAACAGGAGGTTAAGTCGTGAGCAAGCACATCATCAAATATGACTATCGAGAGGGAGTTAAACTTGCAAAGCATGAAATAGAAACGTGGTGCGGACATGCGCCACAATTTTCAGACTGGTTGTTTCAGGATGCTCAGCACGCGCTGTTGAGCATTGAGCAGGGAACGCTGCTTGTTCCTTGCAAGAATTGTCTGGCAGCAATCATCAAAACGGCGCAGGAGGTGAAGTGATGGACTCCTTCGCGAAATATACGATCATTGACTGGATAGCCTTCCTTCAGGTTTTGCTCATCTGGTTTTATATGGCTTACAGGAGTGGACAGTGGATTGTCAGTGTAGCCTGTAGCAAGGGATGGCGTTGGTGGAACCGAAAGAATAAAAAAGCGCTGGCCTTGGATTCGTTTTACGAAGCATTCAATCTTAACAGTCTTCAGCCTGGTTCTGTCGTTGTAGTCACCACTCAAAGCGGCATGACCATTCAGATTCATAAACCAAAAGAGGAAAAATGATGTGGCCTATATGTGTTAATTGCGGACGGATGTGCCTATCTGGATGGTGCCGAAAGTGCGACAAATGCACGAAGAAAAGACAATAACAATCCTCGCACTCGCGGGGATTTCTTTTATATGGGGATAATATGACCATCCACTTTCACGGCAGCCCAATATGGGGGGATGAGCATGCCCCTACAGATATGCTGATTAAAGCCCTTTACCGTGATGGTGGGGCTTTTGTTTCATTTGCCAGACCAGAGCAGATGAAAAAGATTGCCATGTTCCCTTGTGATATACGCCTTGATAACGGCGCTTTTAGCGACTGGATGAAAGCATTAAAGAAAGGCACTCCGGTAGACTGGAGTAAGAGACGAGCAAAATTCTACGACTTTGTTGGGAAGTGGTTCAGCAGAATTGAATGGTTTCTTATACCTGACGTTATCGAAGGGACAGAGGCAGAAAACGACAAGCAGATTGAGTTGGTTCCTGATTGGCTAAAATCAAAAGCGGTTCCGGTCTGGCATACCGACGAATCAATTGAACGTCTTTTACGCCTTTCTGGCAAATTTGAATGGGTGGCGATTGGATGCTGCGGACCACACAGGCACATACGCTCTAAATGGTGGGAACAGAGAATGGATGAAGTTTTCACTGAGCTTTATATCAATCGTAATTTGAAAGTGAAAATTCATGGTCTTCGAATGCTCGACGTGAGAGTTCTTGGTATGTATCCGTTCGCCAGTGCGGATTCTACTAATGTTGCTGTTAACGTACCGAAGACAGAGAAGCGATTTCCTGAGATTACCGACAAACTGGCACGTACAGCTGTACTTCGCGCTGCTATTGAAAAGGTGCACCCGCCATCGATATCAGCATGGGTAGACAGAAAGATGAGAGAGCCGGCGCAAGCCGGTTTTTTATTTGAATTCACCGACGCCGCTTAATGCGGATTTCTTTTATCTGAACTCGCTACGGCGGGTTTTGTTTTATGGAGACAAGAAATGTCAGATTTGGCTATGAAGGTTTTGAAATGGCAATCGACTGGCGATGTCGGCATCAGTAGCGCAACTCTTGCCTCAATCGCATGTGGACTGAAAAAGAATATCTATGGTCATCACTTCGGCGCTCCACATGACGCAGCCGATTTCCGGCGATGCGTTGCACTTGTTGAGCAGATTCCAGAAATCAGAGATTCATTCGACAAGGTTGCAAAGCGCGTTCCGGCATTCAAAGGAATCCTCAACGAATGGGATTCCCTCGTTGCTCTGTTGAAGTCTGAAATGAAGATACACGGAAACAAAGCACCAGAGACTTACAGAAGAATTAGCGAGCTACGCAAGGACTAACTACAGCCTCACACTCGATGAGGCCTGTTCATTTCTCAAGATATCAAGGCCTACCATCGCCGCATCAATGCGGTTTTTTATTGCCTGATTTGCAGGTTCGATTCCCTATTCGGAGATAGCACTCATGCAACACGAACTACAGCCTGATTCACTGGTTGATTTGAAATTCATCATGGCCGATACTGGCTTTGGTAAAACCTTCATCTACGACCGGATTAAGTCCGGCGACCTGCCAAAAGCCAAAGTTATCCACGGTCGAGCAAGATGGTTATATCGTGACCATTGTGAATTCAAAAATAAGCTCTTAAGCCGCGCGAATGGGTAAAATAGCGGGTAAAATATTTTTCACATCTAAAAAATACCATTCCAATCAATCCCCTGCCGCGCCAAGTAGATGTCTGCAGGGGACACCAGATACCCTTCAAACGAAATCTACCTTCACCCCGTAAAAGATGGGTTTGGCAGCACACTTGCCTTATATCTACTCATTTTTACTGCAACAGGTTGAAATCTCAGCACTGTCAGAAAGCGCTGATGACTAAACAGCCCTGGGCCGGGCGATGTAACCATCACACAGAATCCTGATAGCGAAATATGGCGTGACTCGATACTTCACTCCGCAATGCATTCCTTGATGAATTCGCAGGACCGTGATACACGGGACAGGTCACTGAATGACGACAATGTCCTGGAAATCAGCGAACCGCGCATCTGAAGTACATTTGAGCGACTGTACCAGAACATGAATGAGGCGTTTGGATTAGGCGATTATTAGCAGGGCTAAGCATTTTACTATTATTATTTTCCGGTTGAGGGATATAGAGCTATCGACAACAACCGGAAAAAGTTTACGTCTATATTGCTGAAGGTACAGGCGTTTCCATAACTATTTGCTCGCGTTTTTTACTCAAGAAGAAAATGCCAAATAGCAACATCAGGCAGACAATACCCGAAATTGCGAAGAAAACTGTCTGGTAGCCTGCGTGGTCAAAGAGTATCCCAGTCGGCGTTGAAAGCAGCACAATCCCAAGCGAACTGGCAATTTGAAAACCAATCAGAAAGATCGTCGACGACAGGCGCTTATCAAAGTTTGCCACGCTGTATTTGAAGACGGATATGACACAAAGTGGAACCTCAATGGCATGTAACAACTTCACTAATGAAATAATCCAGGGGTTAACGAACAGCGCGCAGGAAAGGATACGCAACGCCATAATCACAACTCCGATAAGTAATGCATTTTTTGGCCCTACCCGATTCACAAAGAAAGGAATAATCGCCATGCACAGCGCTTCGAGTACCACCTGGAATGAGTTGAGATAACCATACAGGCGCGTTCCTACATCGTGTGATTCGAATAAACCTGCATAAAAGACAGGAAAAAGTTGTTGATCAAAAATGTTATAGAAAGACCACGTCCCCACAATAAATATGACGAAAACCCAGAAGTTTCGATCCTTGAAAACTGCGATAAAATCCTCTTTTTTTACCCCTCCCGCATCTGCCGCTACGCACTGGTGATCCTTATCTTTAAAACGCATGTTGATCATCATAAATACAGCGCCAAATAGCGAGACCAACCAGAAGTTGATATGGGGACTGATACTAAAAAATATGCCGGCAAAGAACGCGCCAATAGCATAGCCAAAAGATCCCCAGGCGCGCGCTGTTCCATATTCGAAATGAAAATTTCGCGCCATTTTTTCGGTGAAGCTATCAAGCAAACCGCATCCCGCCAGATACCCCAAGCCAAAAAATAGCGCCCCCAGAATTAGACCTACAGAAAAATTGCTTTGCAGTAACGGTTCATAAACGTAAATCATAAACGGTCCGGTCAAGACCAGGATGAAACTCATACACCAGATGAGCGGTTTCTTCAGACCGAGTTTATCCTGAACGATGCCGTAGAACATCATAAATAGAATGCTGGTAAACTGGTTGACCGAATAAAGTGTACCTAATTCCGTCCCTGTCAACCCTAGATGTCCTTTCAGCCAAATAGCGTATAACGACCACCACAGCGACCAGGAAATAAAAAAGAGAAATGAGTAACTGGATGCAAAACGATAGTACGCATTTCTGAATGGAATATTCAGTGCCAT